GTTTGATAGTAGGTTCGCATGAGAATCTTTCCAAACGTTATACGTGTTCCAGTAATCATGAGAATGCTGCAGTAGGGGTTGTCTAGGCCCGCTATTATGCTACATTACATTCTTCATACTGGAGATTTCCACTATAACGTTCGTTCAAATCACACGAACATCCAATAGTTCCGACAAAGGTGACTATTGGCACTTCAATAAGTATTAATCACTGAAGTGTAACATAAGGTTTTCCTTCCTTATCTAACAACCGGTCGTAACCGGATCCCCCTATAATTACTATATTTCGACTTACTGATGCCATTAAGACAATCTTCAGTTACTTGATTCGATCTAGTAGGGATAACTAACGCTAACGAACTCTGACTACGGGAATGAAGGTATCGGGATTATATCTCTCCCAATCCTCCGCAGAGATCGGTGTCAAGCTGCTAGTGGAGGCCTTTTTACAGGCCTTTGCCCAAATATTATTATTAATAATTCTAGCTTTGGCTTGACGATGTTTATTGTTGGTGGCCTTTAGGCCAAGGAGACATTCCTTCGAACAGTCGCGGGTGTGTTGATGTTCCGTCATCTCGCTGTATAGATCGTCTACGTCTCTATTAAATAGAGTCTCTACACATTTCAGCGCGTAAAACTTGCCGAACTCAGTCTCTAATGACTTATCGGAAAGGAGATCATGAAGATCATCGAATACATTAACAGATTCGATATCTATAATCTCTCGCACCTTAAGGTACGGTACTTCATCAGCCCGTCCGCGAAGATCACGCATAACATGATCATGAACCATCCATAAGGCATCGTCCTGAGACCTTTTAATCTTATATTTATTTTTGATATCAGAACGGATGACACTGGCGACCTTTCGATCGAACAACGCCACCTCAGCCTTTGGAGGAACCCCGACCATCTCAGGATCGAGTCCAGGGCCTCCCAACCACTTAGGCGCAGTCCAAGGTATAGAGGGACACTGACGCAAACACTCCTTATTATTATAAATAAAAGACTTACTGGCTTCTGGCCATATCGTCTCAGGACATGTTCTACGTAGCTCCTTATGAATAGCTCCTAATTCAGAGTATTCTCTATTACCTTGCGGCTTGTTGGAAGAGCCACCACCTGACCTCTTCATGCCGTTAACTAAACCCATATTAACATATTTGGGCTCGATCCACTGATTATTAACTAGTCTAAACAAGACGCTATTAATAACAGCGAACGGCTCCGTCTTCCTCCCCATAGAGGATACATAAGTTTTCCCTATGGATGATTGTAAACCAACCTTAGCTAAGATGGTTTTCCAAACGTGAAAAAGACCGAGATCACCTCTGAGGAGGCAATCATCGCCGTTAACGAGAAGCGGGACCAAGTCACCAAGACCCCTCTCTCCAAAAAA